TACCGATACATTGGAACCATATACTGATAAAATTTACCAAAATAATGATGAAATTCGTAAACTGGAGGAAGCCACAAACATAGCCATTGCAAAGGGTCAAAGTAAGGCTTTCGATATTAATGCCAAAAATGGTGATCTCCAAACTAATACCCCATCGGAAGTTGTTTGTGCCACCAAAACCATTAACGACATAATTACCGATGCCAAAAATGCCAGTGCCAATGCCCAATTATCCAAGATCAATACCGACAGATTTTTTTCACAAGTGCCACCACAGTCAGCCGTTAATGCTGCGCAATGTGTCAGTAATAACATTATGAATACCAAAACCGCTGATTCAGGTCGATTAACAACTGTAATGGTGCCAGGAAATGAGCCCATACCACTGCAATCAAATAATAATTTGGAAAATGTAGTTGCTGTGATTAATCCCAATGGATTATCCATTCATAATTTTCCAAAAAATATTAATACTTTCAACAGTAAAATTATTAATGGTCGATCATCTCTGGTAGTGGACGCCAACTTAGCTGTTGTCCCTGCCAAGAACATAGTCACTGATCCAAATATAGATGTTGTGCCAGCCAATGCGATGACATCCATTACCAATAAATTATCCCAAATGGCTACTGATATTCAAAATAAAGCAGGAGATCTTTGGCAAAATTTAACTGGTAAAACTCAACAAACTATCGGTAATGCCAGTGACCAAAGTCAACAAATTGTGAGCAATCTAAGCGACAAAATTAGCAGTAAAGCCCAAGAATTATGGCAAAATATTAAGAATACAAATGTTAAAAGTAAAGCAGATGATTTTTTGTCAACTGCCCAAAATAAATTGGACGATCTCAAAAAAAGTGCGACTGATTTTGTCACGAAACAACCCAAATCACAAACTAATGCTGTCGTTGTTCCGGTATCTAAATTTATGAGTGTTTTAGTTCCAAGTACTAGAGTTAGTCCGGATCTTGTTCCCATACCAAAAAATAACACTCTAAATCTTTTACGAGATCAAAATACACAAGCCATGCTTTTGAGAAGATACGAGAATAAATTAGGCAAACATCAGTTAAATAATAACATATCCATTCAAAAATCTAACACAGCCTCACAAATTGTCATCAATGGTAATGCTTCTGTCAAGAAAGCGGAAGAAGAAATAACTACCACAAGCGCAGACACCACATCAAATCGAACCATTGCACGCAATACACGTAATATACATAATACGCGCCAACCTAAATCGAGTGTTTTTGTTGCATCGCCGAACACTCAACAACGTTATAAAGATTTGGCTGCGAATTTGGCCTTATCAGATTTATCCGATTCACAGCTGACCATCCGCCCACGTGCCAATTAACTAAATCGGTCGAAAAAAATTGATTAAACAAATATCTATTTATATGGAACAAAATAAATGAATAAACTTCATTCAAAATGGGAGTTGGTCTCTTATACAAAATTATTGGAAGAAAATGATGAAAATCCAATTGGTTTAAATACCAATTTGGTAACAAATTCTGAGATTGACCAAGTTGTTACATCTCCAAATAAAAACACGGAAAAAACACCACCATCAGTCATCATGGTGGGACCTGTCCAGATTCCAGTGTCCATGATTGAGGCAGTGGCCGAACCTTATGCGGAATAAATGATGGAACATGCCAAAACCTTGATCACGGAAATGGTGTTCATGTTTGATATTTTGTTAATGAATTTGATAGATCATTGAATTCATTATCAAAATATTGATTTGGTGAATATACTCGATTATAACTAGTCGGAATTTAAAGTAATAATACTTTATAAATTATTAAATGACGAAGAAAAATTCAGAAAAAGCCGATATGGATGAGTTATTTGAAGCGGAAGCCAATGACACGGACACTGATAGTTCTACTGATAGTTCTAGCGAAAATTCCAACGAAAATTCCAGCAAAAATTCCAGCAAAAATTCTACCGACAGTTCTCGCAATGATTCATCTTCGAATGATTCTATATCATCTGACAAATCTATCACTTTTATTAAACTCGAGGATGATGGCAAAACTGAAATTAAATATGTTTATCATATATCTGATATTCATATTCGAAATACCCAACGACATACAGAATATCAAGAAATTTTTAATCGTGTTTACCAAAAATTGCGACAATGTATCGGTAATAATAACAAATATTCTGTTATTGTAGTGACAGGTGATATTATGCATACCAAAACTGAATTAAGTCCAGAATCATTTTTGATGGCCCAAGATTTATTTAAAGAACTAAATAATATCGCACCAGTTTTTTTGATACCCGGAAATCATGATTGTAATTTGTCTAATAAAAATCGAATGGATGCATTGTGGCCCATCGTGGCAGGTAATGTTGTTTTTGATAATTTGTATTATTTGAAGAAATCTGGTTTTTATCAGTATCATAATATTGTATTTGGCGTGACTAGTATTTTTGATGATGTGCTGATCAAAGCCAATAAATTGGTCCCAGAAATCTGGCAAAAAATTAAACAAAAAAATAAATACAAAATAGCACTCTATCATGGACCAGTTCATGGAGCCAAAACAGATGTGGGTTATCGAATGAACAACGAACAATTATTGGCAGAAGATTTCGAAGGATATGATTATGTCATGTTGGGAGACATTCATAAATATCAATATATGAACCAGGACAAAACCATTGCCTATGCGGGATCACTTATCCAACAATCTTATGGTGAAAGTCTCAATGGTCATGGCATATTAAAATGGGATTTGTTGGATCAAGAATCTGAGTTACTTGAAATTAAAAATGATTATGGTTATTGTACGATTCGAATAATCAATGGCAAAATGATTGAAACAAAAATTCCACGTAAACCCAGGATTCGCTTTGTTTTGGAAAACACTAACCAACTTCAGTTTCAAGAAACTTTGAATGTTCTGCAAAAACAATACCAGATCTGCGAAATTATCAAAGAATCCAACTTCAAAACTAAATTACATGCTCACAATTCTCCCACACAAGAAAAACTAAATGAAAATGTCACAGCCTATGAAACTCAAGAAAAAATCATTCGATCCTATCTGGCCAAAAAAATATTGGACAAAGATAAAATCAAAAATATTATTGCGCTCCATAAAAATTTATACCAAAAAGTTTTGCAAGAAAAGAAAGATCAGGTGGGAGATGTCATGCACAATGCCATCAAAAATCAAAAATGGAAACTATTAGAACTTCGATTTAGTAATACTTTATCCTACGGTAAAAATAATGTTATTGATTTCAGAAAGTATGATCCAAATAGAATAATTGGCATTGTGGCACCCAATCATTATGGTAAATCAGCCATTTTGGATATCATTTTATTTTGTTTGTTTGATCGTTGTAGTCGCGGGGAACGCCGGGACATACTCAACAAGAATGAAAAAAATATGTATTGTTCGTTACTATTTGCCATTGGTAACCAAAAATATTTGATCGAAAGATTTGGCCAAAGAAATAAAAATGGTTTAACTGTCAAAATTGATGTCGATTTTTATCTTATCAAAGAGGAAAAAGGTAAAGAATACAAAGAAAAATTAAACGGTCTGGACAAGAACGAAACCAATCGCAAAATCGCCGAATTGATAGGTGACTACAATGACTATTTGGTAACTTGTTTTTGTTTGCAACAAGGTAGAAGTGGTAATTTTATTGACATGACCCAGAACCAAAAGAAAGAATATCTTAATGAAATTTTGAAACTGAATGTTTTTGAGAATTGTTATGTTTTGGCGAAAGATAAGTTAAAGGAACTAAGTGGTGAACTGAAAGTGTTAGAACAAAAAGTCAGTTCCAAGTCACTTGAGGAGATTAAGAAACGAATTACCGAAATCAATGAAGAAATTACCGTGGCACAACTCCAAAAAGAATTACTGACCAAAAGTTTGGCATCTATGTTGGAATATATTATTTCCAGCATGTCTAATTTATCATTGAACCAATATCATGAATTGTCCGAGTATGATCTCAGCACAGAAGAAAAAATTATTCAAACCATCAAAAAAATTAAAGCTAAATTATCTGATATTCATATTCAGAATGTGGACCAACTCAAAATAGACTTGCAAAATCACAAATTTGAACTCCAAAAATTAGAGGAATTAATGGATTCTGGTCCCAAAAAAATATTAGATGAATATATTCAACAAAAAGAAATGTTGTTAAAACAATTAGTCACTATTCCAAAAAATTATCACCAGGAAAACTTATCACAATATTTGGCCGAAAAAAATGAGTTGCAACAAAGAATTAATGAGCTTGACCAGAAATTGTCACAATTGAAATCTATAAACTTGTCCAATAAATTGGACAGAATAAATAATTTACGGAAATTAATTGATTATATGAGAAACAATTTGAAACGAGTTGATGCATCTGCCAATAACTTGGAAGAAATCAAATCACGACTCGAGACGAACAAACAAAAATTAATTAAAATATTCGGAAGTGAACATCTTCAACAACATTTCTTGACAATCGAGGAGAAGAAACAATTAATGGCTATTCTCGATGCAAAAATAGAGTTTTCCACTCACGTTGATGATAATTTATCAAAATTATCGGCGTATCAAAATGGTTTGTCTTCGGAAAATGAATTAAACGATGCTGTAATTCGTGATTTAATTGATATCAATAAAAAATGGTTGGCCAAATTCCATATTTGGCAGGACCAGACGAAAAATGTCTTGAACCAACAAGAATCAGAGTTACATCAAATTATTAACGAATCCAAAGAATTAAATCGTCAGTTAATGACTCAGAGTTTGAACCAAATTAATATTTACCAGAACAAAATACTCAATGACAAAATTGATTTGGCCCAAGCAGAATTAGATTCACTACAAGAATTTTATTCAAGTCAACATGAAATGGAAAATTTACAACGCGATAAAAAATTATCGGAGGAAAAACTGGAATTGGTAATGTATCACATCAAAAATTTTGAAATTTATAAACAACATACTGAAAATAATGAGCGAGCATTATTGGAAATTGATATTGTTGGTGAAAAAATTAACCAAAGCAAGAAAGAATTGGAAAATATGGAAAATACCAAAAAGGAACTACGACAAAAAATTCAATTCGCAGAAGCCACCATTTTGGAAAACAAGCAACAAACCAAACAACAAAAAAAATTGTCCGAACATTTAGAATTATTGGAGAAGTATCACATTCATTATATGGATTGGAAACATAAATCTTCTGCTCTCAAAAAGTGGACTGACGCCAAGAATAAATTTGACAATGATATCATGCTGATGACAAATAAAATTGATCAGAAAAAAATTGAATTAGCAATGTACAAAAAAGAATTGGAAACTTATTTCCAATATCGCAAAGAGTTCGACGATAAATCAGCCGAAATTAATATTTATCAAGTGTATACCCAGGTTATGAACTATAATGGTTTGCCTTATGAAATGTTGAAAACCTATTTACCATTAATTGAAGCTGATATCAACCAAATATTGCATTCTATGGTCAATTTTAGTATCGAATTCATGTTTTACGATGAAAATCAATTAGCTGAGCAAAAAAGTAAGCAACTAAAATCAAATATAGGATGTGTGGATATTAATATTTGTTACCAAAACATGAAACCCTATAATGTCCAACTAGCATCGGGTTTTGAGAAATTTATTATTGGTTTGGCCATTCGTATGACTTTGTGCCAAATTTCTTTGACGTCGAAACCCAACTTTTTAATTATAGACGAGGGATGGAGTTGTTTGGATTCGGATAACCTAGGAAACATTAGTTCCATCATGAATTATATCAAGAATCAATATGAACATGTGATTATTATTAGTCATTTGGAAGAATTGCGCAACCAAGCGGACTATGTCATTAATATCGAGAAGAATTCCAATTATAGTTATATCAAGACTGACCAAAAATTGGTAGTCAAGAGGAAGAAATCATAAATTATCATAAATTAAAAGATCTTTGAAAAAATTGATTAATAAGATATTCTAGTAATAAATATTTTATTAATTGAAGATAGATGGTGTTTGTTAGACATGTGATATTATGTAAAATAGGAAGTATATTGAAAAATTTTCTAAAATATCCTAATTATCGCCCCTCCGTATTTGTCATCAATAAAATCCTTTACAACACATTCCATGTTTATCATTACTACCAAAAAATTGCCAGAAAATTCTTGAGCACAGTCACAAAATATTACACTTCAAAATCAACATTGACTTTGTCCGAATATTTGGACCAGAATTTGCAAGATTGTTTATATATGTTCAAAATTTATCTTAAGTTTCCCAGAGAGAAATTCAAATGCATTCAGTTTACGGAGAAACTATTGGGCATAACTTCCAAAAAAATATATAAATTGTTGCAAGAATTTGACACATCCAAAGATATTTCAAAATATATCAAAAAAAATAATGCCGGAGATATAAATATTATTGAAAATATATTGAAGACTCATTTGCTTGTTTCTTTTTCGCGTGCTATGATATTTTTGGATTTCCAAGTCAAATATGGGTGTATATATAAATTTAATATTTGGGATTGGTATAGTGATCATTTGAATCGTAAATGTATACGAACTTATTATACCACTAACAATATTAGTGGGGACATTAATACTGATCAAACTATTTTGGCTAACATCATAAGAAAATTTTACGGGAAAACACCAGACAGACGCCACGCGCAGAAAAAAAAATTTACATTGTTTCAAGATC